GTATTTTTGGTACATCGTTTTTTCCCTTTTCTACACGCCCTCTTTTACACGCTCTCTACACGCACGCAAACTCATCCCTCCTACAGCAACCAAAACAACCTCTCCTACAGCACACCCAAATTTCCCTCTCATTTCGTCACCCACTCACGACCCACATGATACCCCCCGGGGGTAAGGGGAAGGTCGGACCTTTACATCCAAATCCTTCCATCTCCACCCAAATCTTTCCATCTCCTCGCCATCCAGTTATATCCATTTCCACACATGCCCATCCAGATCCTTCCATCTCCATTCCCACCCATGCCCATCCAAATAATCCCACCCCCACCAAAACACGATTTTTCCGTACATGCCCTTGTGAAACATTTCACATACTTATTTTACCAATCGGGGTCATCCAAATCCTTCCAGTTCCGTCCGGTCATATTATCGTCAAAAGAGGGAAGCGACTGGGTTAGAGTGACCTCCCGTGGATGTGCTAGAAATGTTTAACTAAATATGAACTACATCTTTCATGTCTAGGTGATTCTATTAAACAAGTATTACATTTTCTAATTCTACATTTTCCATTAACATAACCGCAAGTGTTACATAAACATTTTTTACATTTTTTTATTCTTTATTCAGTTCCTTCCCTTCCATAATATGACTAATCCCCAAATAGTTCCTTATAATAGATTTCCAATTCTTTCCATACTCCATCACTTCCTTGTTCGAGAAGAACTTTGTAAATGCGTTTAGCATTAAGACCGCTTCCATCATAACAACAGGGATTGCCATTAAGATATTCGCAAGACTCACTCGCTACAGATTGATCTTCATATATAGGGTAGGGACTGTGGTATCCTAAATCGGCAGGTAAGGGATTATTTACTATGTCGTTTAAATACCACCCTGTAAATAAAATAAACTGAACTGCACCTTTTTCTCCTTTTAGAACCATGCGAAGTTCTACACAATGTATTCCATAGCCCTCTTTTCGCTTGTCATAGGCCGGGGATAATTCTGTTAATCGTTCAAATGCCATATCTCACTCAGTTCCTTCCCTTCCATAATATGAATCTTCACATTCCCCAATAGTATACTCTACCCTTAAATCATTTAGCCATGGAATCCAGTCAGCATCACATAACACTGCAATCAATATAGTTGTGTCTTTCATTTATCTTCCCTCCAAGCCATAAAATATATTTGTGTATTTCGTCTTTAGATAAAATCGATGCTCTACAACCCATTCAATTATATCACCTAAATCAACTTCGGTTCTATTAAAACCACCTTCATTTAATGCTATAACAGTTGGTCTACCATTTACACTAGAAATGCTAGAGGTCATTTCTTCTGCATATTCCCAAATAGTTGTTTCAATATCTTTCATTTCAATCCCTCCCCCATTCAAAATACGATTCTTCAATAATACCAAGACAAGCAATCCTAATAAACCCCGATACGCTTATTCTATTTAACCGTGCAAATTCTAACATTGTTTCCCATTCATCATCTGTAAATTTAATTGAATGATTTTTGCTTATGGTTGTAGATCGTAGTTTAGCTCCTGCGCCTTTTCTCTTACCGCCACTAGTCATTACATTTCACACCTTTTTGATGTTTGCATGGAATTCCAGCAGAACATATCTTACCTTTCTTAAGATAGAGACAATCACATGGTCTTGATATTTTAATAACTTTTCTGGTTATTTCCATCCCTTTCACCCCTTTCATATTATATTAAATGCACACAGATTGACTAATATAACAAATACAATAAACACAATAAATATTATAGTCCAGACCTTAGAATCGAATCTAGACATTTCACCATTGCCCAATAAGTTTTTCATTTATAAAACCATCCTTTCCTTCGCCGAGTATTAGCTCCCGGCTGGCTTTAGAACTCCTATTTTGTTAACATAGAAAGACATATTTTGGTATATCTTTCAAATTCAATACGTAAACTTTGATCGTTTTTAATAATTTTTCCTGCTTCATTTTCTAATTTATCCAATTTAATAGTATTGTTTTTAAATATACAACGTGCTTTATTTTGTGCTATATAACGTAAATCAGAATTAACCATTCAATATTATCCTTCTTTCGCCGGGATTGGCTCCCGGCTAGCCTTGAAGTTATCGCTGGACTAATGATGGTCTATTCCATACACTTTCTTAAGTTCATTTTTAATTGCTTCATATTCTTCCCTTGCTTCATTGGCTCTTTTGCTTGTTTTTCCGTGATTTTTGTAAACCTTCTTTAATTCAATTAATCTGTTATTTGCTTCTCTAAGCATTGTGTCTATGTCATATTGGAGTTTTGAATAGTTTGCCATGTGTGCCAACCCCTTTCTTTATCTATCTTTATTTTATCACATCTTTTTAATTCTATCAACACTTTTTCAAAAGAATAATAATCTTTATTTCGACAAAAAAGGACACATTATAGCGTGCCCTTTATCGTGTCCAGTACAATATTCTTTGTCTTAACAGAATCGAAATAACACCTTCCCATCTTAAAGGCGTTCACAAAATAGTTAAATAACGAGCTTGAATTTCCTTTTAAAAACATAGTGTTGGGTTCATGATTATCCAGAATCGTCGTAAAAATAATCTTAAACGAAGGGTCGAATTTCCTGCTAATAAACATAATCCCTTCGCCATGGCTTACCCAAACTCCATACATTTCACCCCCGGCTTTAATCGTAAACAGATAAGACAAGTCATTAGGTCTATGATCTAAAATAAACTCGTTGGAATCTCTTAAAAACTGATTATCTATAGCATAATTCCCGTACTCTGTGCCATCAATTAATTTACCAAAACGTGTTTTCTTCTTAGTTTCAATAAATGCTTCGTTCTGAACTAGCTGTATAAGAATATCACCCTGTCTCATTATTCCTTTTTTATTCAAGGGTTTGTTTACGTTAAAATACAAAAAATATGGATTTGTGAAGGTTATCGCATTAGCCAAAAAGAATACTCCTTTTATATTTTCTCTCATTCGAAAAACAGTCTCATACAGATCTAGAAATATTTCTACCTCTTTATTTAAGTAGTTTGAACGTCCTTTATCAATAATAAACTCGTCTAAAATTAATTTGTTTACATTTGGATAACTTGAGGATTTCTTTTTAGCACTAACCGAAAGGGGTATAGCATAACCCATAATATCCTCACCATTATAAAAGTTATAATTGGCATAGCTAAAATCATTTTCATAATATTGTCGAATATCAGAAAAAAATGCGTCTTTTCCCCTTAGCGTTTTAAAATCGTCAAATTCGGAATCGTAACGTCTAGCCCATACAAATTGATTACCATTCTTTAAATAATCATCAATGCACCATTGTTTAGCTCCAAAAGTTTTTCCTGCTCCACGATTACCTACTATAAAATTAAATAGTGCATTGTAGGAAAGAGTTTGGTTAATATCCCAAAAGATAGACTTATCTTTCATCAGACACCATCTTCCTTAACATTTTTAATTGTACCAAAGCCCATAATGGAAAATCTTTACATGTTAATGTGCAACTTTCTTTTATGTCGCATTTGTCGCAGTATAATATTTCTCGAAACAAGCAATTTTCTTCATTCATGTTTAGAATTCTCCTTATAATTGTTTGCATCCATAAGTTTATCATTTATATAATCTGTAACATCTTTACAATAACCAAAACAACCACTTTTATAAGGACAGTTCATACAATATGCCTTAACTATTTTCATAATATCAATTTTCATTTAAACTCCTCCTTCAAATATAAATAGGGAATTGTCGCATCTGCTAAAAGGGAACTACCCCTAATTTACTTCACGCCATTTTACTGGTTAGTGTGTGAAGCAACCTAACAGAAACACGACAACCCCATACACTAAGAATATCACAGTTTTATGGTAAAGTCAAAAGGTAATAACACAACTCCCCCCTTTACTCTTTTACGTTTTAATCCACCCGGAATTTTAACTCCATCCTTAAAATTTTCGAATGTGATATATTTATGACAACTTGTTGGCAACCCTGCACATGCGACATGTGACTGTTCGTACATATTTTCACTTGGGTTAAATTTCCAATTTACTTGTTTTTTCAGTTTTATTTTTTCCCATTTTTCAGGTGTAATGCACATAATCTCGATATAACTTTTAGCCCGTAAAAACTTCGCTTTATTAAAATTCCCTTCTAATTTCCAATAACCTAATTTAATGGGGTCAACATCAATATTATCCGGAGGTTCACTGGTATTAAGATGCAAACTATCAGTATCGGCATACATAAATGTATCATAGTTTTTCTGCGCGCAACTGATAGTTTTCTGCCGTCCATAAGCTGTCACAAAAGATGCAACAGGTAAATAAATAGAATCTCTTAATTCTTCCTCCCCTTCGACATATTTAACTATGCCCGGTTCACCGCACAGTTTACCTTCCTTATTCAGATATTCACCATAAACGGGTATGTTCGACTGTATTTTACGTTTCGTTCCAAATTTCCCATATAGAGATACCAGCATACGTTTAGCAATAAATCGTAACCCTTCATTTCCTGTTATAGTTGCTTCTTCTTTAACACTTGCCCACTTATCAATATAGCTCCTGAATATTGTGTTGCTGGACTTAAACTTCCAGCCCGTAAAATATTCAATATTATAAACATTATAATGCGCCATAAATAATTCTAGATCAACATTTGTCATACATATGGTAATGTCTTGTCCGTCACTTGATGTAACATAATCTGTAGGAAGAAATCCAAAACCACTATTTTTTAATTGGATTGTAGGAAGATAACCCTCTTTTAATTCAAAGTTACAACGTATCATTTGGATATATACATTATATACCAGATCTTCCTTATACTGCCCTTCAAATAGTATGGGTTCACCATAGGGTAAAAAAGAATTGTACATAACGCTGGGATAAAGAGAATTCACATCCAGAACTATTCCCTTGCCCATAGTTTTTCCTTGATATTTTGGATTACAATACGTGAACCCTCCTTTATATGACGTTCTTAATTCTGCATCAATGTCATTCAGTAAAGGAAATAGTCTTTCAAAATTTTTCTTCCCTAACCCTTTTTTAAAATCCCAAAAGGCGTTACTGGCTTGTGTCATTTTATTTAAGTTTTGATTAAACACTTTCGTTAGCCCCTTTCCGACTATTTCCACGTCATTTTTACCATAATCTATCTCATTTGAATCTGCTATATACCCTATAGGACGCTCTTTTACATAATCAATTTCTCCCTTTAATTGCGTAATGTCAAATGCTTCGGAAATATTCGATACTGCCAACGGTATAATCTTATAACTGTCATAGAAATGAAAGGTTTTATTATTAATTCTTACATTAATGGAATAGAAGAGTCCCATACGTGTGATGAGACTCGAAAATTCATAATCTTCCAGCTTCCTTTCTAAGGTGTGTGTGAAACCTTTTTTTTCGAATAAATAGTAAAATATAAATTCGCCGTCGAAAGCTAAATTATGGAAGTATATGGTAGATTTGTCAGGTAGTTTACTAACATTATCGAAGAAATTATCAATATCCTTGCCATAACTGAATTTATTATTATTAAGATCGTATAACCCCCACATCCATACACGACAATCATCTACTTTCGTTGTTGTTTCAAAGTCTGCGACATACGTATTTTTGCCCATTTATAACACTGATTTTTCCCACTCTTTTAAGGCAACTTCCGCACGTGTTTCATTCGTGATTTGATCGTCGTATATGAAACTAATAGATAAATAAGGATTACTCATAGACATTTTAGCAATATGTTCGGGGGATAAAGTTTCAATAAAATTATAAAGTTCTTGTCCTGCTGAACAGTCTAAATTGGCGGTTGCTACTAAATATCTACGTTTATATTCTACGGCATTGTCGTAACTCGCATTTTCCCAACTAGCTTTTTCTAAAACCTCCGAAACCTTATCCCATTCTTTTGATGTTTTGTTAGTGCTAAATTTCTTTGGTTTTAAGTTGTTCGTCTCTAATTCCCCCATAGTTCCGGATGCCCTGCTAATACCACTTAATTTTAAAGCCCTTGCTTTTTTTCTCTCTCTGGTATTGTGCTGAATATTCTTCTCCTTTATTTCATGTTTAGATAGTGTTAAACCACTTTCACTGGTAACTACATTCTCTTTTCCTTTTTGAGAATATCTCCCAATCGATTTTTTGATTCTGTTAAAATCCGTCCTTGTTTTAGTTTGAATAAAAGCTTTAAACTCTTTGACTTTGATTTTCTCTGGTTGATACTGTGCTAAATGTGGGTACTTTTTAGCTACCCTTTGTATTTTTGCATTAAAGTTTTTAACGATTCGTTTTAACTCTCTAGTGTCTTTATCCATCCATTTAATTGGACTTGGTTTAGGCATGTATACAACACACCATCCTCTCCTATAACCCTAAATCCTCTTTTTTCAATTAAAGAATATAAAATAAAATCAAAATAATCATTAGCATTAACCACGATATTATAACGTGAAGAAAGTTTATAAGACATTTCTTCTCTATTCTTTACGTATTCTGATATAAATTTATCTCTATAAAATTTAGAAGAAAAATAGAAAATAAATTTATGTGTCATTGCAGAATACTCACTTTGTCCAATATCATAAAATATTTTTGACATTTCACACTCCTTTCTTTAGGCAATTTTTTCAATTAAGGGGTAGTTTTATTTCTACCCCTTAATATTATTTATTCTTCAATGACAACAGTTGTAATAACTTCAATCGTTGAAAGCAAGTGTCCTGCTGAATCATACTCTTTAGTTGTTGTTGTAGTTGTTGTTTTCATTTATGCCACAATCTCCAAACTGAGCATTTGCTTTTTACCCTTTGTGATTTGTTTAATTTTCATTTTGACAGGCACTTCCCAAGTAGGAACACCAAACAATTTAAATATTCTTTTCAGCCCGGACATAATACCAATACTCACACACTGATAACTAGTTCCTTTATTATCAATAAGAATAATTCGAGGGCAAGCGACTAATTCGCCCGTTGCTTCCTGTACAAGTTGTACAATTTCTACGAGTACGTCTTTGACTTCGATAGTCTCGTTAATGTGATCTGCGAGTCGTTGATCGGGAGTGTTGACAGCATTATAAAGTTTAATTTTCTCTGCTGTGGTAGCAGGATTGATGGAATAAAAACTGCCTAAATCCATGTCATTCATAATATTGTTCGCGAAATCGTCAAGAGGGGGAGTGTATGGAACGGTTTCTGTGGATTGAGTATTTTCTAGTGCAGTTGTCAAAATAAAAACCTCTTTCTTTAATTTAATTTTCTATGATGTAATATAAATGTCAAGCACTAACTAGATCTGAATTCTCAATAAAATTGACTACCTTCATTTTGCGGACTTCATTTGTTTCATTGATACTAATTGTAAAGTTTGTGTTGTTGGTTTCCTTGATAAAAGAAACCGCCACTTTCTTTTCAGTGGGCCTAGTTGTGAATGTTTCCTCCTTTAATATTTCGTCTGTTTTGGCGTCCTTGATTACAACTTTAAAAAATTTGAATGTGCGAGTAATTTCTCTGGCCATTTGTTTTCACCTCCTAACTTTGTTTGAATATGTCCACGTCTTATTATCTCATATATTTCTCTATTTGTCTATCTTTTATTGAATTATTTATCATATTTTTACATTCTTTTTACGACAAATTCTGCATAAAAATACCCATTTTGTTCCATTTCATTTATGTTATAATAAGTAGGAGGTGTATTTTACAGATGACATTAGCAGAGTTACTTAAAACACTTGTGGAAACAGAAGACCAAATGGAACGAATGACTTTGGTCGAACAAAATCAAAATCTAATGACTCCGGAAGTAGGGGAAACGGAGGAAGGAGAAGCCGAACCCGGGGAAGATTGGGAAGCAAAATACAATGAACTAAAGAAAAAGTATATTGATACTTTCTTTAGTGGGAGTAAAGAAGAGGAAGGAGAAGGAGAAGCAGAGCAACCCCCGGAAGATACCGAAAAACAACGAGCGGAAACAATTACAACAGACGATTTATTGAAGGAGGGAAAAAAGTAAATGTCAGATTTTAAATCAGTTGACTTATTAAATGCAATTAGGAATGGGGCTTCTGCGGAATATATTGCGAGAATTCCAGTTGCCACAAAAGACACCGTTGCTCAAGTAGGAACGGCTATACTTGATTATTCCATGCTGCGGAACGAGTTCGTTTCGGCTTTATTTGATCGTATTGGGCTAGTGGAAATTAAGAACAAATTATTTGAGAACCCTCTCCGTGAATTCAAACGTGGTACGCTTGAATGGGGAAAAGATATTGAAGAAATATTTGTGGATTTGATTAAATCCATGTCTTACGACCCTGCGGTTGCAGAATCAGAAGTATTTAAACGTAACCTTCCAGATATTAAAGCGATATTTCATCGGGTGAATAGAAAAGATATGTACAAAACTACTATCGAGAATGAACAATTAAAGATGGCTTTTCTTTCGGAAGCTGGTTTTTCCAGCCTGATAGATAAGGTCACTCAAGCCATGTACACTTCGGATAACTATGACGAATTCCTACTCATGAAGAACCTTATCAGTCAGTACGGAATTGAAGGCAAATTTGCCATGATACCAGTCACTGCGGTTACAGATGAAGCGACCGCCAAACTCGCTTTAATCAAAATTAAGGAAATATCGAACAAAATTACCTTTATGTCAAAGACGTATAACCATGCCGGAGTGAACACAAACACGGTCAAAGAGGACCAAATTGTTTTAATTGATACTGCCTTTGATGCGATTATGGATGTTGATGTTCTAGCATCTGCGTTTAATATGTCCAAAGTCGAATTTATCGGACGGCGTGTTTTGGTTGATGATTTCGGCGGTCTTACGAATGTTTTATGTGCCGTTGTCGACCGCGACTGGTTTATGGTTTATGATAAGGAAATTATGTCCGAAGAAATTTACAATCCTCAAGGACTTTATTACAATTATTTCCTTCATCACTGGCAGGTTCTTAGCACTTCTCAGTTTGCAAACGCTATACTGTTTGTGACTGTTGCTCCCGTATTGACAGCATTAGTTTTAAGTCCTGAGACAGCTACAGTTCCTAGAGGTGATGTTGTTCAGCTTAGTATTGGAACAGTCGGAACAAACAACCCTCCATCAAAAGTTATCTATACTCATGATGGCGAAGATTCGGTTATATCTTCAACAGGATTGCTTATTGTAGGAGCAAATGAAACACTAGGACTTCTTACAGTGACAGCAACTTCAACGTTCAACCCTGCTATTACCGATAGCACCATTATTACGGTGGTATAATGTTTACCCCTTCGACCGTGTTGCGATTACTAGAGAATGTCGACATAGATAATTCTTATGCGAATACGTTCTCATTCTCTAGTGTAATTGCACAAGCTACCTTCTTTCTTGGCAAAACAAAAAATATATTTAGTGATGTAACCTACATGAGAAAAGAGAAAGCTGTCCGTGTGCCTGTTAATGTTGAAGCACTATGGGGAGTCTCGTATCTTATGTTTCAAAATGCCAACTTTGGGAATAAATGGTTTTATGGCTTCATTACAGATATGCGCTATATTGGACAAGATACTACGGAGATAATATTCGAGATTGATGTTTGGCAAACTTGGCTTTTTGATGTTGATATTAAAAACTGCTATATTGAACGAGAGCATGTTAATGATGATACTATCGGACACCATTTAGTTGATGAAAATTTAAATACAGGTGATTATGTTGTTAAGATTTCCAGCGATATAACAGAATTAAAAGAACTGGCATATGTTCTGGCTACTACTATTGATGAAGTTGGCGCAGATGTATTAGGCGAAATCTACACAGAAGTATACGGAGGAGTTGCTTATTATGCTTCAAATAATGGGGAATTTATTAATAATTTCTTAAGATTGTTAGGTGCTAAAGCAGAATCAGTAAGTTCAATATTTACAATGCCATCAGCTCTAATAAGTAACTTTATGGAATCAAATAGAGTTAGTGCTCCTTATGCTGTTGAATTAAATGTTATGCGAGTTAAAGAATATACTGATTTGGATGGCTATATTCCAAAAAACAATAAATTGTTTACTTATCCATATAATTTTATGCAAGTAAGCAATAATCACGGTGAAATATCAACTTTCAAATATGAACTATCCGATACAATAGGTGGAACAATGGACTTCGCGGTCAGTGGTAATATTGCGCCATCCCCTACGGTTTATCTTATTCCAAAAAACTATAAAGGACAGGCAAAATGTTTTGACGAAATTTTAACATTATCAGGATATCCCTTATGTAGTTGGACAACAGATATATATGCTATATGGTGCGCTCAAAATGCTATTTCAAACACAGTAAATATTGGTGGGTCTGCGCTTGCATTAGTAGGAGGGGCAATAACTGCGCAACCATTAGCGATTGCAGGCGCAGGTTTAAATGTGGCGAATTCAATAGGTGCATTTTATGAGAAAGCACTCCAACCCAACCCCATACACGGAACTGTTAGTGGAGGGGGTAATGTTGCAATCGGTACACAGAACTTTACATTTTACGGCAAAACTATTCGTGCAGAATTCGCAAGGATTATTGATAATTATTTTGACAGATTTGGTTATAAGGTCAATGAACTAAAAACTCCTTTATTACACACTCGGGCAAACTGGAATTATATAAAAACACTTGAAATAAATGTTTCGGGTAATATTCCCAATAAAGATTTAAGTAAAATTCACGAAATATTTAACAACGGTATAACATTCTGGCATAATGATAACGTTGGAAATTATAGCAGAGCAAACGGTATACTATAAGGAGGTGACTTAATGGAGAAACCGAATGTTACACAAAATCAAGGACTGGGTTTGAATAAGAATTCTCAAATAACAGGAAATACCGGATGGATAGAAATCTATCAGATATTAAAAGAGTTATTCATTACCCAGTTCAAATGGAATAATTTACCGACAACAGTCAACCAACGATATTTAGAATTAGCACTATTTGACTATGGAAAAGTAGTTTTTTTCAAAGACGATTTGTTAGGTATTCTGGCATTAAAAGCTACTCAAGTTGGTATGCTAAATGTTTATTATGAACCTACACAGATTCAAGCGTTCGGTGGGGGAGGTTATCAGAAAAAACTAACGAATTTTAAAGATTGCGTGGTATTGTATAATAATTATGTGCGTGACACGCCTAGTATACGAATGATTGACTACGCTAAACGAATCTACAATATTGAAAAAACCATAGATATTAATGTACAACAACAAAAAACACCTATGATTATTAAGACCAGTAAAAAACAACAACTAACAGTTCGTAATTTCTACCAGCAGTATGATAGTTTTAAACCTGTCATTGTTATTGATGATGATATGGATTTAAGTAAAATAGGCGTTATTCCAACTAAAGCCGATTTTATTGCCCGTGATTTGATGGATTTAAAAAAACAGATTTGGAACGAAGCATTGTCTTATATCGGCATTGAAAACAATAGTGCTGAAAAAAATGAAAGGCTAACTGCGAATGAAGTTATGGTATCTAATGGGTTGGCAATCGCAAGTAAAAATAGTAAACAAGAAACCAGACAGGAAGGTATAGATCGGGTGAATATGATGTTCGGTCAGAATATCGAAATTGATGTTAATAGTATTTCCATTATGGAAATTGAAGGGGGAAAACAAGAAGAAAAAGACGGGGAAGGAGAAGGGAAAAATAATGAGTGAATATACGATTGAATTAAGATTTATTTTGGCACATCCTGAATATGTTTTAGGGTTATCAGATTATCCCATATTTAATGAAGAATACCGGGAAACCTTAAATCATAAAATCACGAATCATTATTTTTTCCATGAGATAGGATTCGAAACGCCGGAACGATTTAATTTTTATCTTAAAAATACCATGAACGAAATAATGCCCATGTATAACAAATTATACCAAAGTGAATTACTTATCATTAATCCTCTTCTTAGTTTTTCCAGATCTTCCAGCGCGAATAAAGATAGTGGAAACACAAACACCCAAACAACCAACGTAGACAACACAGCGAATATAACAAATGACAACACAACAACTATAGGAACTGACAATAAAGAAATTCACAGCGACACTCCCCAAACAGTACTATCTAATGCGGATGTATTCACTAATAATTTTTCTGCCACAGATACTACTTTGACACATGATGTTAATACGAATGTTGGTCATGACGTTACTGAAAATATTGATACAGCAGATTCCACGAGTACGGGAACGGGAACGGGTACAGAGACAACGTTAGTTACAGAGTCCGGGCATGAAGTTCCATTAGCAGAGTTGTTGTTAAGGTATAGAGAAACGTTTTTAAATATCGACATGATGATAATTGACGAGCTAAAAGACTTATTCATGATGATATATTAAAGGAGGGTAAAGGATTTGATTAATTTATTGGAAGATTGGCGTATACATCGGACTGAATTTATGGTTAATGACATGGAATCGTTAAGTATGTTGGAGTCGATGGACAAGGTCATTACTAAAAGTAATGATGTTATAACAGAAGTTAATGTGTTGGACGAACGGGAAGCTGGACATAATAATTCCGTTGCTGGTAGAATTGCAACAGAGATAAGTCGTAGAAAATTAGACACAAATGGAGATTTTAAAGGCTCGTGGTTTGGTATATCCAATCCAGTTTATTCAGAGCCCGGCATTGCAGGGGTTGTAATAAGTCATACTGAACAATTAGCTGAAGCTACGCCAAACGTAAAACGGTTTGGGGCAAAGGGAGATGGCGTAACAGATGATACTCAGGCTTTTATAGACTATATTGTTTTTATTAAGGAAAATGGTTTTCCTATGATTATCCCCGACGGAATTTTTGTTATAGCGTCACCTGATAAATTATTAATTGACTTTGACATTTTCAACGTTGTTGGTAATAATAGGTATACATCAATTATTATGTTTACGAATCCAACAGGCGGTTTTTTGTTTAAAAAACCAGTTGCGATTGATTGGATTTATAAAGTCACTTTTGACAATGTAACGATATCCGGCGATAATGTTTGTAATGTTCTTGCAAACTTTGAAAGTACGACTAGTGAGATGGTCGTTTCGAACTCAGTATTTACTAGAAGCAGTGTTTCACATTTTATATTCACTGATGTTGCAGGAGTTAAAATTAGTAACACGGACATAGTTCAAGGTGATGTAGCTATAACGTGTGATAATCTTATGGGTTTAACGACAGATAATATGAATGTATTTACCCTAGCTGATTTCTTAAAAGTTTCTGGTTCGATAAGTAATTGGTTGTCTATGGGTAATGATTATTACGAGCATGTTGACCACATTATACATGCAACGCCTACTTTTGGCGGTATTGGTAGTGTAGTATTTAACGATATGGGGTTATTGCATAACTTCGGTAGTTCATCTCCTTTCTACTTTGAACATGTGACATATATTTCTAGGTTCATAATCAATGGTGGAATTTTAAATGTAATAGATTCTTGTCAATATTTATTTGACTTTGTTATACCCGTCATAACAAGTTCTGTTTTTCTAAAAATGAATGAAGTTGACATTATTAATAGTTCAAATAGTTTATTAGCTGTAGTTAATACACGTGTGACCAGTTTACAATGGCAGTCAAGGGCAATAATGAAAAACGTGGTTATGCCCGTTGGGTTAAATATTTTTGCAAATGATTTAGGTATGGTTCAAATGATAACTGATGATTACAGTACAACAAATTATAACAAAGGGATACGTTTAATTGATCAACCTGCATATGGTGGTTTATTAACCTATAATACTGTGTCAAATAAGTTGCAAGTCACGGATACGGATAATGTGAATACTTCTTTGATGCGTGTTATCTCATGTCTTACAGCAGATAGACCAACAGGATGTAATCAAGGGGATATGGTTTATGACGCAACACTGAATATGCCAATTTGGTGGAACGGCATGGGGAGTTGGGTTAATTCAAGCGGTATAGTTGTTTAATTCTTAGATTGCGTATTATGTGTAATATCCCGTTTGAACAAGGTGGGTGCATAGGGTAATTTCCTATATTTTCAACAATTCTAATATGATGTAGTTAAACGATCGTTTAAGGGATGGTGGTACTATGTGGTGGTTAACGTGGTGGTGGTGGTAAACTAGTAGGATAAGCTATGCACCTGCCTTGCTCAAACGGGAAGATATAAAAATGTGAAGGTGTGATGGAAAAGAGGTGTAAACCATGGAGGGCAATTTAATTAGTTTTAGAATAAACCAACAAGAGGAGGAAATTAAAGCTCTAAGAATTCTAGAAAAAGAAAACGGTTCAGCTCATATTCGTTTAGAAAACGCTATATTCGGAGTGCAAACAACCTTGAACGCTCAAAATGTACCAATTGCCGAAGTGCAAAAAGATATTCAAGAGGTTAAACTAAGACCCGGTCAAAATTATTCTAAATTACTATGGATTGGTTTGGGTTTAATTGTAGCAGTACTTTCTAATATTGTAGCTGGGTTAATTGTAAGGGGTATGATACATTTTTGAAAGGTGGTGGATAATAAATGGTCAAGAAATGGTATAAGTCATTAACACTTGGCGCGAATGTTTTAGTAGTATTAGGTGTTATTGCTCAGGTTTTAACTAATACCTCGATTATTGATACAGATCTGCAAGTAGCATTATTAGGAATTATTAATATATTAATTCGCACTATAAAAACTAAGACAAAACTAGTAGTTTAGGAATTGGGGAGGTGATTGGGAATGTATATTTCTAATAGTGCTTTAAGTTTAGAAGAACAAACTGTTAATGCCCAATATATTCTCGATTATCTTTGCTCAAAGGGATGGACTAAAAATAGTGTGTGTGGTATGTTGGGGAATATGCAAAGTGAGTCAACTATAAATCCCGGAAGGTGGCAGAGTGGAGATGTAGGTAATATGTCCGGGGGATTTGGTTTGGTTCAGTGGACTCCTGCTACTAAATATATTGACTGGGCTGGGTCGGGTTATTATGATATGGACAGGGAGCTTGAAAGAATTGTTTGGGAAGTTGCAAACAATGTGCAATGGAGCGGAGCAAGTATATCTTTTTTAGAATATACCCAGTCCACGGACACACCTTATAATTTAGGGTTGATGTTTATTGATGCGTATGAAAAACCCTTCAACCCTAATCAGCCTGATCGGGGAACTCAAGCGGAATATTGGTGGGAAGCATTAACAGGTGGTGTAACTCCTCCCCCAACGAAAAAGAAGAAAATGAGTTTAGTGTTAATGGGTGGGATGTTGCGACATTGAAGGGAGTGAGAATATAAAATGTTCAATGTGTGCATTGACCCCGGGCATGGAGGGAAAGACCCGGGAGCAATAGGGAACGGATTGCAAGAGAAGGATTTGGTATTGGTTATTGCAAAAGATCTGAAAGGGTTGCTTATTGCTAATGGTGTTGGTGTTGTTATGACTCGAAGTAATGATGTATTTGTAGACTTACATCCACGGGCTAAAATTGCCAATGATTTTAAAGCAGATCTATTTTGTTCTATACATATTAATGCAGGAGGTGGAACAGGACAAGAGGTTTTAGTTATTGGGATGGGAGGTCAAGCGGAAGTTTCTGCTAAAATATTATTGGGATATTTGTTGGGTACGTGTGGATGGATGAACAGAGGGGTCAAAGTTTTTAATGGGCAAGTTTTACGCGACACAATTATGCCGGCAATATTGACAGAAAATGGTTTTATTGATAAGGTTGAAGATGTGAATAAGCTGTGGAGTGTTGGATTTTTGCATAAAATCGCTGTAGCACACGCGAAGGGGATATGTGAGTTTGCTGGGATTAAGTTTAAGGAAGAAGGAGTGATTAAGGTGACGGAAGTGGTACAACCAGTAAAGAAGATTGCGATTGACGATGTATTTTTGACTGTTAGATTGCGAGAAATCTTTGTTCCAGAAACTATTAAGAAAATTAACGAACTGGGTTTTGCTTGTAAAAAGCTTGACTTGGCGTAGGGGGTAGAAAAGTGAATGAAGTAATCGTGAGTATTTTATCAGAAACGGCATCGTCGGACACTAATGAAAAATCATTCAATCTTAAATATTTACGAAAGGAATATAAGGATGGGGGATTAAAGTTTAGTATTGGAGAATTGTTAGATGTTATTAATAAGCAGAAGAGGTTCTCTGCAAGTCATGACGAAGAGTTGAAAATGATTGTAATTGTTTTTACTCCGATAGGAACGGAAGATAAGCCGGGAGTAGTATATGAGGACTAGCACATCCACGGGAGGTCACTCTAACCCAGTCGCTTCCCTCTTTTGACGATAATATGACCGGACGGAACTGGAAGGATTTGGATGACCCCGATTGGTA